CTGTCGGTAACTTTGCTGACACCGTGATCGGTCGTAATGGCAGCAACATCATGTCCAGCGCGAGCGACATGACGCTAGACCAAATTCACTTATCACTACAATTTATATATACGAACGCTACTGTCGGGTGGGCAATGTCATGAGTAAGTTTTCAGATTTTGTATCTGGCGGCGGCGGCACTTTAATTAACGAGATCAAATTCTTTACTGATCGAGGAGATTCATTCACCGACGCAAACGGGCATATTTGGCTCAAAGCTGGCGCTAGAAGCTTAGACACGACAACGTATCCAGACGCTGACACTAATGATGTTGGAATGTCATTTAGTAGCGATTACCAAGCAGGCGCATCTACAGGGCAACCCGCCGCTGGGTTAGGTGTGTCTTCTGACGGTGCGTGGGCAATCAATCGCTTCAGCGGCACAAGTGTGTCTCACACTGACATAGCGACGGATACGGTAAATACATTTACTGCTTACTCAGGGTTTACCCCGTATGGCTGCGGTTATGTTAAGTGCGCTGCTACTTCAGGTCTGGCGTCAAGCGTTTCCAATGCCAATGGTTACTTCGCTGGAATGCTAGGCAGTTTTAATGGCACATCGCTTGTAAGTTTCCATTTAGTCGGGGGGTCTGGCACCGATGCAGGTAAGACCAATGGCTTGGCGGCATGGTTGGTATTGAGGGATGGTTCGGGCACGGGACTGAATTCTAGTCCTTACTCTTATACAGCTAGTTCCCAGCCCGCAGCTTTTCACTTTCACCCTGGAAATCGACAGCTCTACGTCATGTTTGCCTACAGTTCCAGTAGGTGCCACTTGTTTCGTTACAGCATGTCTTCTAATGCTTGGGGTAATACCAACGCAGGAAATGGCACTTCTTCCAACCTAAATGCTAGTCAGGTCGTAGACTGGCAAACACAGTCCTCTGCCCAAAATATTTATCATATGTCAGGGAGTTCTACGCACTTATATGTGTACTACAGGGACTCTAGTTACATCAGAAAAATAAGAAAAATACCTTTCTCGGGTAATTTGAATTGGTCTACCGGCACAGACATAGGGAACTTCCCTTACAACAACTTTGTTCAAAATGCTGACGGCAGTTTTTCAACATGGAGTGCGAGAGATTATCCAGTTTATTACCGGACTGTGGGGTCAACAGATAAGTTTTTGGTACACGACAATACTAACTACAACAACAGGTTAAAAGAGCTTACTTTAGACACTCCCATAATCGGTCAAGACAGTTGGGATTATCGCCGAGCGCAAACTGCTTATCAGAGGATTAAGTGATGGTTGGGATGACTGTATTAGCCCCAGAGCAAGAAGCTAGAAAGTGGCGCGATGAAGAACTACAGCGTACAGATATAGCCGCTATGGTTTCTGACTACCCGAACGCAGAAGCGATCCTCGTGTATCGCCAAGCCTTACGCGGCTGGCCTGAAACGGAAGACTTCCCAGAAAATCGCCCCACACTTTCAGCGCCAGCCGAAGAACTGGCTGCAATAGCGTGGCGTGATGGCGAGCTAGAGACCACAGACTTTATCATGTCTGAGATGGATCACCCAGACCGAGAAGCATATCTGACGTACAGGACTCAATTAATACACTGGCCCGAGCATGAAGGCTTCCCTGACATTCGCCCCGTGTTGGGAGCCTAATATGCCGCTCACTACCATTAAAACAACGGGTGTTACCGACGACGCGATTACGGCTGACTTGATTGCTGACAGCGCGGTCGGCACTGCGGCGATAGCAAACAATGCCATTACGTCAGCAAAAGTAACTGATGGCGCTATAACATCCGCGAAATTAGCAGCAGGCGCTGGTGGAGCTTTCAATAACTTCTCCATCAAGACGGGGAACTATACAGCGGCTACTCGCGACCAACTCATTGTCAACTCATCAAGCGCGGTGACTATTACGCTGCCTTCAAGCCCCAGCACTGGCAACGTGGTTTTCATTAAAAATGCGGGTGCTGGCACCGTGACTGTAGATCGCGCCGGATCACCCATTAATTCGACAGCAGACAACGGTGAGCTTGCGTCAGACGCTGCTGCAACGTTGGTTTATGTCGATTCCACGATTGGCTGGAAGGAACTTTAGATGGCTATTAAATTAGGTGGCGGTAGCGCTGGTGCTGACATTAATGAATACAGGTTTTTTCCAGATAGAGGCGATTCATTCACCGACTCGAATGGTTTTGTTTGGATGAAGAAAGGCGCTCGGACGCTTGATGTTACGACTTACCCAGATGCTTATGCGGAAGATTCTGCGGTTTCACGAACCTCTGATTACCAATCAGACAATTACACGGGCGATGGCCCAATGGACATATCTTCAGACGGCGCGTGGGCTATCGTTGCCCATAGCGGCTACTCTACGTCATACAGACAGACTAATATTGCAACAGACACAACTACAGCCCAGACAGCTTTCCCTAGCTCAGGTAGTCATTACGCGACTATGGGGCTTGCTTACATTAAGTGTAATGCATCAAACCAATCATCGATAACTAACGCCAACAATTATTTTGTTATTAGAAGCGAAGTTACACCCTCTAACACCTCTGATATGAGGCTACGCATGTACTCTCTAGTAGGAGGGTCTGGTACTGACGCTGGAAAACCCTATCAGTATATGAATGATACGGCCCTGAGAGATACTTCGGGAAACAAATTGTACTCACAGTACGGTTATGGAGCCGCTTATGGTGTTGGGGAGCTTCACTGGGATCCTTCTAGCCGAAAGCTGTACTTTCTGGCTCGAACAAGCACTAACTGCCATTTGTTTGTTTATAACTGGAACGGCGCAGGGTTTGGATACAATAATTATAATGCACCTAGCTCCACCAACAACGCCACCACTCAAATAGATTGGAAAACGCAAGCTGGGAATAACGCATCTACGATTAACAAAATGTCAGGTGATGCTACCCATTTATATGTGGGCTATTCCGCTTCCGGCGGCACGAAAATACGCAAAATTCCAAAGTCAGGAAACCTAAGCTGGTCGAGCGGCACAGACTTGGGTTTCGTCAAAGTTAGTGGGGATACTGGGGCGAACGTCTTGGTTGATTACTCTACTTACTTTTCTAAGGAGGGTATGAGCTACCCGCCGAGTTACTACAAGACAGTGAATTCCGTTACTAAATTCATGGCTGGAACTAACAGTAGCGGCTCTAAAAGGCTTAGAGAGTTTGCTCTGGACATCCCTGTCATTGGGGAAGATTCACCTGATTATCGTGCCGCTAAAACGCAATATCAGAGGATCAAGTGATGATTAAAATGACGGCCCCGTCTCCAATGGCAGCAGAAGAGGCTGCAAGATCTTGGCGTGATGAAGAGCTAATGGCTACAGACTACATCGTACCTTTGTCCGATCACCCACAACGAGCGGCTTATATGACGTTTAGGGCTGCTTTGCGTGACTGGCCCGAAAGTGATGACTTCCCAACTACTCGTCCAGTGTTAGGAGCCTGACATGGCTACAACAAAGATCAAGGCGACTAGCATTGCAGACAACGCTGTGACCTCCGCAGCCATAGCTGATGATGCGATCACAACCGCTTTAATCGCAGACAACGCTATAGGTTCAGCAGCCGTATCGAACAATGCGATTACCACCGCAAAGCTGGCGGATGCCAATGTGACCACCGCAAAGCTGGCGGATGCGAATGTCACGACCGCCAAACTAGCGGATACAAGTGTCACATCCGCTAAGTTGTCAGGCGCTCTTACAACGCCGAGCAGCCTGACGCTTGGTGGGGACTTGATTATCAACACCAACAACATCAGTGGTGGTGATTATTCGAGCTTACAGCCAGAACAAGTAACGGCTTCTGTATCGTCCACGCACAACATCGATATGAACAAGCCGCTTCATATCATTACTTTGTCAGCTTCAACGACCTTCAGCTTTACGAACCTAGCTGAAGGCAAGATCACGATGATCAAACTGAACGCAGCAAGCGGCAGAACTCCTAGCTTTGGGTCAAACACGAAATGGCCTGCGGCTACGGAACCGACTTGGGCGGATCACGTTTACTGGTTGGTTTCGGTGATTGGTCACAGCGGTACTGTCACATTTGCTTCGGCTACTGGATTCACGGTCTAGGTAAGTGAGCCTACCTACGAGTTTTTTTATAGGTAAAGGAGCCACAGTCGCATCTGGCCCGCGATGGCATATCTTGATGGCCGCTACAGGAACTAAAGGAACAAGCCGGACTGAAGCGCATTTTGCGAACCCCGGTTCATCCTCATTCTTGAATGCTACTAAATCATCAACAGGTGCAGGATCGCGAACCGCGATAGGCGACGGCGAAGGTGTGTACAAGGCGTTCTTTGATTGCACCAACGTCACGAAGTTCGCTTACATCAGCGGTGATGGGAATTTAGCAACCCCATCTTCTAACACTATCTATGCGGTCTATGAGACAAACTACAGCAACAGCCGGAATACTTCAGGTAACGAAAGCATTTATGACATCCTAAAGAGGATAGGCACTGCAATGAGTTCTAATACTTATCTTGGAGTAAGTAATCACGGCAGCAGCTCAGGAGACTCTCAGGTCTCAGCGGTAAGCCCCGGCATCACGGAGATGGTAATTGGCGGTAACGGTTACTCCGCTGTTAGAACGTCAGCGTCTTCTGGAAACATTGGAGGCACTGGCATATCTGGTCACGCAGACTCTTTCTGCGTTATCGGTGAGAACCAAGATTCAGACAACGACACGCAGGTGCTTTGTTTCTTTGATGGAAATCTATCAAGCGGCAAGGGAGATAGCTGGCGAGGGGGTGCTCCTGCTCAGACATCTTGGAGCTATTGGGGCAATGACTTTCACAGCAATTCCTCAACCCAAAACATCGCGTCTAGCAGGCAAACCAATATTGGTGCGAATACACATACAGGGCTGTTGTACATACTAG